TGTCTTCCTCGATTTCAAAATAAATGTCACGTAAACTAATTTGCCCTGATGCAGGTAATGCCATTACTTTCCTTGTATTCGGTTAATCAATTTAATTAAATATGCAATCATTACTCAGCGTCTTTAATTGCTTGGTATTCTACTATATTAGCATCTAACTCAGCTATTTCAGCTTCTAGTTCAGTTTTTTTTGCTTCTGCATCTGCAATAGCTTGGTCAACATCTTTTTGTTCTTCCCAATCCAAAACAGTAACATCGTTACCATTTGCATTTTTCATAACTCTAGTATGTTTAATTGAAACTATTTTTCCAGAATTAGCTGGAGCTGCTGCTTCACTTATTATTTTACCCATTTAACTTCTCCTTGAGTTCGTTAATTTGTTGTTGTTGTTCTTGTACTGCTTTTATTAATACCGAAGTAAGTTTAGCATAGTCTACAGTTTTGTGAGTTTCTTCTCCACTATTTAATGTATCTACTTCTACTACTACTTCTGGTATAATTTTTTCTATTTCTTGTGCTATAACACCAATGTCATGTTGTCCATTTCTTTTTTCTTTCCAGTCAAATGATACTGGTCTAATATCAAGCACATCTTTTAATCCATAATTTAAATCTTTT